GATAGTTCCAAATCCTGCATCGTTAAGAACACTTTCTGCATTGTCATTACCTACTCTTGTAATAAAGTTTGCAGGGAATCTTTCCATTCCTGTAAAAGATAGGGTATAACCACTCATATCTCCCATTGCACCACCTGTTACAACAGTACCACCTGTTACATCACATCCGTGTTCAGTACCTGCCATCATTAAGTTACCTAAGTTATCCTCTATAATAATATGAGGTCTACCTACTGATAATGCTTTAATCGCTTTATGGTCTTGTATAGTTAATTTGATTAAAGTAAGTTCTAATACTTGCTCGAAGTAGTTTGTACCACTTTCTCTACTTGCTTGAATATTCTCTGTATAAGAAGAGTTGTTTCTTACATCGTATTTAAAAGGGATAGGTGAACCTGTTACACTACTTATAACTTCCTCTTCGCCTAATGTAGTGCTGTAGGTGATAGCACCCATATCTCCGTAATTTACAAAGTAAACAGCAGAGATCCCACCTACACTATCTTTACAAGGCTCTTGTCTTCCGCTTGTTATAAAATCACACATATTTTTGTATTTTTTAAATTGTTAGTATTAAAAAGGGTAAGCGAACCTACCCTTTCTCTTTTTTATTATAGTCCAAGTCCGTAAGAAACAATCTCTTCAACAATAGCGTATTGTACTGCTGCGGTATATCTCATTACAAATCTCACATTCTGAGAACCATCAAGGTCTGCCATATCTAACACTTTAACAAGGTTTTGGTCGTTCATAAGACCTGTTCCAAAGTGTAAGTTGTCTTTAGTAGCTGCAATCATTTTGTTGCTTGGTAATCCGTTTGCTACAAATAACTTAACTCCATCGAACATTAAGTCTCCGAAAGATTGGTTGTTTCCTTGTGCTTGATAACCATTAGCGCCTAATCCGTTAGCACCAAATCCACCTAAAGAACGTACATACGCTCTGTAAACGTTTTGAGGGATATAGATACATAAGTCTTCTCTTCCGTATAATTCAGTAGGGATAGCATCTACTACCTTACCTAACTCATCAATTACGTTAGCAGCATCAATAGCTTCTCCTGTAATTTTTAAACTTCCTGTGTGTCCTGCATCTGCTGCTAATAAAGAAATGAATCCATCGAACTCACCTTCTACACCATCTGCTCCACCCCAAATAACTTGCTCAGTCTTTGTAGCTACTTTTGCTGCAACGTGAGAAATTAAATAAGATTGGAAGTTAGGTGCTAAATTATCGTGAGCAGAATAACCCATTTGAATAGCATCCCAATCAGAACGGAAAGATTGCTTACATAACTCCAAGTTTACTTGAAATTCTTTCGGCTCTAAAATATTCTCTGTGATAGTTAAGTTAGAAGTATCTTGGAAGTCACACGTTCCGTCTTTTACGATATCATCTAATTCTAATCTTTTTACGACCTCTTTGTATTTGATATTAGGTCTAATTGTTAAACCGCCTTTAGCGATTGTGTTTCCGCTTAATAAAGCTGCTGAGATGTAGCCTGCTGCTTTTTCTCCTGCGTAAGTTGATGTAATACTTGCGTTTGTTGGCATTTTTTCTATTTTTTTTTATTTATTAAATAACATTTGATTAACTCTTTCTTGTACTGTAGATGGTTGCTTGTTCTCAAACAATACTACATTCTTTTTTTCTACTTCAGACTCAGGTGAGTGTACAATCTCATCTACTGACTCTAACTCTACCTTTTCGGCAGACAATTCCTGTGGCACTTCCTTTTCACCTACAGAACTTTTATCTTCAATGATAGACTTTATCATTTCTAATAACTCCATCTTTACTTGAGATAGTTGTTCTTGGGTTGCAAAGTTAGCAATCACTTGATTCGCTTCGCTTTTCACAGAATCTTCCTTCTTAGGTTCTTCTGTAGGCTTGTCGTCAGCTAACTCAACAACTTCTTCAACAACCTCTTCTTTGGTCTCTGATAACTCTACCACTTCTTTCTCTTTTGAAAGATTTAGCAAATCCACGATACCTTTTAC